TTGACCGGCTCAGTCGCGGCCGGCGCCGTGGTGAAGGTGATGGTGCCCTCATCCTCATCGACCGTGTAGTCGGCCGGCGAGGTCTTGGCGACGTCGTTGACACTGACGCCAGAGACAGTCCCCCAGGCAATCTTAGTGATCTTCCGAGTGTAGGTGTAGGTCTCACCAGACTCGGTTTGATCGATTACATAGGTCTTGACAATCTGGAAAGTAGTTGTGCTGCCATCGCCCAGCGCGATTACCTGCTGGCTGATCTGATAATCTTGCCAGTCTTTGAACCGGAAAGCATAGGCGCGACCAACGCCGACAGCCAGAAAGAAAGCCCGAACCTTGTCCATCTGTTCGCGGGTTTTGACGTTCTGGCTGACCTCGTATTCGGCCCGCTGTTTCGCCCACACGAGGTTAGACTGTTCGAAGCCGGAATCGGCGACGAACGTGGTCGTCTTGAACTTCGGACCGCCGGCCGAGCCGAACGAAATGTCCGTAGGGAAAAGAATGTTTCTGAAGACGGAGGGCACGGAACTTTCCAGAACGAAAAGTGACATTCCTGATCGCATGCGGTCAGGGTCATGTCAATATCGGCAACTTCGAATGTCGCGATTTACGACAATCAGCCGGTCAGATTACGACGGGCAAGCCGCTTGAGGGAGCGCTCTTGGGCGCGATTGATGGAGGCCTCCGACTTGCGGAAGCTATCGGCGTTCGGCGTCTGGATGTACATCGGCGAATTGATGACGGTATGATTCGCCGTCGGTCCCATCTCAATCGGAATCTTGCGGTTGCGGGTGAGCGGAATGACCGCTTCATTGGGATGTAGAATGGCAGCAATGCCGGAGGTGTTATGGGTGCCTTCAGCGAAGTGCGGCGCATTAAACCAGCTCATTCCATGTGGAACCGCCATGCGCGACACTGGAGAATCGGAATAGCCCCCTTCGCTATAGTAGGGGGCGAAGAATGCTTGGGTGCCTGCCGATGCGTTAGCCATAGTCGCGCCACCACCGCCCATGCCGGGGATGCCGAACTTGGCGAGCGCCATCTGGGCGATGAAGTTGAGGGCGTCGCCAATCGGGTTGGAGTGTCCAGCGATGGCCGTACCCTTGACGTCGACCTGACGCGACTCACCGATCACGCCATTGACCGTCGGAGGCGCGGTGTCGACCTTCTGCTTGTGCGGGCGCGAGAACAGACCAGCCAGAATGCTGCCCAGGCCCAAGGCGGACTGCGGCGTGAACATGTTGGCCAGGCCGGCGCCCATCTTACCCAGGATGCCGCCACCAACGTTGCCGAGGAAGCCCCCGGTGAGGTTGTTTAGGCCCATGCCGGCGCGCGACAGCATGCGGCTGCCCCACCAGTCATTGGTGATGCCGGCCGATTTCATAGCCATCTGGATCGGGCTCAGCGGCGTACCAGCAGGGGCCTGGAAGGGCTGCAAGTCGCCGACGTTGCCGATGCCGGGCGCGGCGGGGACGTTGAAGGATTGGATCGGAACCGGCATCGCAGGCGCAACCGTATTGGCCTGCATGCTTTCACCCATCTTCTGGATGTAGTCTTCGACGCCGTCGTAGCTGTTGTCGTTAGCCGCCGGTGTAGTGATCCTCGGGCCGTGGACGATGTTGTCCAAGATTCGCTGCAACCCGAAGTCTTCGCCATAAAGGCCGCCAGGGTTGACCGTCTTGCCAAAATTCGAGTCCGGCGTGACCGAATAGGTGCCACCGCCACCGCCGGCAAGAGCGTCGACCATGTCGGGCTCTTCCATAGAATCAAAGCCGCCGGAGCCTACATCGCTCGGGGTAATCTCTCCAGAGGAAGGCATGGAATAATTAGGCAGCTCGCCCCCGCCAGCAATGCCGCCGCCGCCAACGATGTTTTGGCCGCTGATGTAGACGTTGGTCGCCGTTACCGTATATTGGGAAGCGCTAGAAAGCTTCTCAGTGACCCCGTCGGCGATTTTGGATGCCGTGATACCTGCCGCCTGTTCGGCAGCCTGTGCGGGCGTCAGGGGATTTGCCGGCGATGTGGCGTTCGCGCCATTGAATCCAACCAGCCGCGAGGCCCAGCCCAGAACGCCGGTGCCGTTGGCGGCCTGAGTGTTTCCTCCCTGGATGATGCCCTTCAACCATTCATCGACATTCGCCTTCACGACCTGGAGAGACAGATTGTGAACCAGTGCTCGCCAGTCCGTCTTGTCGCCGACTAGGGCGCCGGCGATGGCGCTGGAAAGGTCTTCCGCGAATTGAGCCTTGATATCCTGGAGCCGTTCGGCCAGCGGATCAAGCGCATTGGCCCACTTCTCGAATCCAGGGGGATGTTCGAGAGTGTACTTGGCGTCGGCAATCGAGTGCGCAATGCCGGTCCAGTTCTTTTGAATGTTTTCCGCCCGCCTGGCGATCTCTTCCTGGACCGCCAAATTGTCGCGAGGGTTGCCGGTCAGGTTTTTCAATGCGTCCAGGTAGTCGGCGCGCTGAGTCTGGGCCGAGCCGCTCAGGCGGGAGGTAACCGCCATCTCGGCGAGCTGATCCCGCATCTGGGTCATCGTTTCTTCGATTCGACCCTGTTCCTGCGTCGCGGCTTGTTCGCGGTATTTAGACAAGGTGGAGGGCTTAATCCGGGCCTGCGCCTGGGCGAAGGTTTCGCCGTCCAATGTATGTTGGGCGATGAGCTGGGCATAGGCGTTGTCGGCGCCTGACCCCATGCGGGTCATGCGGCTCAGCTCAAGGTCATTTTGAGCCTTGGTGAGTTCAACGATGGATTGCAGGTGTTCCTTGCGAACTTCGACGGAATCGAGCTGTTCCTTAAGGACCTTAAGGTTCATTTTGTCGACGTCATAGCCCGCTTCCTTGAGCTGGTAGACCTTCTCAAGGAAAGAGGCCATGCGGCTGTCGCCCCCGGCTGTTTGGGCCAGGACGTCATTAGACTCGACTCCGAGTCGATAATCCTTGCCGAGCGGGTTGGCGGCGTCGGCGGCACGTTGCTCCAGGCGAGCCAGGCGGCGAGAAGTCAGATCATTATTAGTGAACTTCGGGAGACCCGTCTGATCCATGACCTGCTTCTGATCAAGGAACATCTGCGTCATGCGAGTCTGGAACTGGGCCAGTTCCATGGCCGCCTGCTGGCCAGGATCAGCGCCCTTGACCATCGACTCGTATTGAGCCTGGAGATTGTCGTATTTCTTGGTGGCGGCGGCCAGGTCCTGCTCAGTGGCCCCGCTTTGCGACTGACTCGCCTTCAGAGTCGTCATAGCAGGCGCCAGAAGGCCCTTCTGCGTCGACGTACCGTTGACGATGGCGTCAAACGCCATGCGAGCGTCAGAAAGCGTTTCGCCAGGCTTGTCGAGCAGCCTGGCGTTACCGGAAAGGACGTCCTTCGAGAAAAAGTCCTTGGTCAGCATGAGTGGGTTCTTGCCGAGCGCCTTGAAGAAGTCGACTTCTCCTTGGCCGCCGAGCAAGAAGCTGCCGTAGGCTTCGCCGCCCGCCATCTCGCGACCAAAAGCCTTTTTGAACATCTCGTTGTTGTCGACCAACATCTGGGCGGCAGCGAGCGAAGCTTGCAGAGGATCGTTGGCTCGACCCGGATTCTGCTTGTATTCCTCTTTAGTCACTCCGGCGTCGACCAGGCCGTAACGCTTAGCGGTGTCGTAGGTGAACTGATAAAGGCCTCGGGCTGATGATTTTGGGTTCACCGGCATTCGGCCAAAGTTGCTTTCGTAAGAGGCGATAGCCGACATGACATCTTCGCCGATGCCGCGCACTTTTGATGCCGCTTGGATGGCGGCGGCAACTTCAAGAGATGCGCCCATTCTATGCGCCGAGCCGGTGATCAACTCGCTCGGTGCTTGGCCATTTTCGCGCGCCGCGTTCTGGCGGGCTGCATCCAATTGAATTTGGGAAGCCTTCTGGGCGGCCTCGACAGTGATATCGGCGGCCGATTTGGCGCCGTATTCCATGCTGTGGACAATCTGTGCGACGTCAACCTTGCCGTTGGTGGCATCAACGGCTTTGGAAATCGCGATGATGTCAACGGGGTTTTGCTTGCCGATCTCGGCGCGGCGCATCGCCGCCATCAGTTCGCCTTGCGCGCGCATGGCCTGATCTTCGGCTTCGCGTTGGGCGAGAACCTGCTCGATCTTCTTCTGGGCCTCCATGTTCGCCTGATCGGCGTTCTGGTTAGAAGCCTTTCCGGCGGCCACGGCATCGAGGTTTCCCTTCAACGCTTGGAAGTTTTTACCGACGTTGAAACCTTCAATGACGGACTGGAAAGCCTGGCCAACATCCTTCAACGGATCAGTGATGACGTGGGCGGAGTAGTGAAACGCGTCCTTGAAGCGGCCATGGATGATCAGATCAAGCACGGTGCCGAAGGTGATCATCTCGCCGACGACGCTAGCGACAATGAGCCCAAGCGCTTTGAAGATGCTCATGATGCCAGTCAGAATGGTGACGAAACCAGCCATCGCGCCCATCAGGATATCGCCGACCGGAAGACCTCCAGCGAATCCCTTCGGGCTTTGCATGCTCATGCCGGCGAGCATATCGGCGATACGCTGTCCCAACGTCTTGAACGACGCAGAAATGATGTCGCCGACGGTGACAGCCTTATCTCCGACCTTGACGATGGCGTCACTGAACGCCGCCAGGGCGACAGTAGCCACGCCCAAAATCGGGAGAAGCGCGGAGAAGCCAACCTTGAGTGCTCCTACCGCCGTTCCTACCGCAGACTGGCCGAGCTGTCGCAGGCTGTTTGAGGCCGGAATGAAGGGTCCAAACTGCTGCTGATAGCGGTAGTTGGAAGGATTCAGCTTATATCCGCCGCCGGCCGCGTAAGACAGCGTGGAGGCGAGCTGGCCAAGGGCCGGTCCCATCTTAGGAACGCTTTGCCCGATCTGGCGCGACCCCGTAACGATCATAGGCGTACTGCTGACGGCGTTCATCAGCTTCATCTGGATCGCAACGCCTTCAATGACCCTACCCAATTCGCCGAACTTGAGAATCCAGCTATTCAGGGTGGAGACAATGGTGAGCGCCGCCACGCCCTTAAGAACGGTAACCAGCAATCCAAGGTGGTCGACTAGCCAGGTGGCGCCGTCAGCCAGCATATGGATCGCCTTGCCCAGGCCACGGCTAAGAGCTTCGGCGAGCGTCTTGCCACTATTGGTCAAGTCACCATTGGCATCGACTAAGCGAGACGTGAACTTGTTCAGCTCAGTGACGAACGCAGCCATGAAGCCGCCCTCGGCGACCGCCTGACGAAACTTGAAGAACGCGTTTTGAAGACGGTTGATGGCGACGTCGGGGCGGGCCTGGATGAGCGTCTTGAGCGGCTCATACATCTTCTTGATTTCTTCCGCCCACGCCCGCAGGAACGGCAAGGACTGGAGGGTCCCGGCCTTCATGGCAGCAAAGAGGTCGGCAGCAGTCGACATCTTGCCGGTCAGCGTGCTCAAGGCGCGCACACCAGCAGAGACGTTACCCGGAATTTGTTCGCCAACCTGACGGTTGAACTCTTCGGACATGATCTTGCCCTTGGAGAGCATCTGTCCGAGGCCGTAGAAGGCGTATTCGGCCTGCTGGGCGGTGGCGCCGGCGGTTTGCAGAGCCAGGGTAGAGGCGCCGAAAATCCGCTCGACGTCGTCCAGGTTCGCGCCGACGGCCTTAGCTGAGACGGTGAAGCGGGAGATGGCGTCGGCGTTCTTTTCGAAGTTCAAGCCTAGGTCATTAGACATCCGCATGAAGTCTTGGGCGGCCTGGTGGGCTCCGTCGAAGGTGCCAGTGACGAACACCATCGCCTTGTTGAACTTTTGTGTGGCGACCTCAGCGTCGTAGATATTGCGCACGAAAGCGCCGAGCGTGAACGCGGCAAAGACATTCGAGAACGCCGTGCCGAGCTGATAACCCAGGCGCAGACGGGTGTTGAAACCGTCAAGGTTGCTGAAGGAAAACTGAAGGTGTGAGCGATTAGCTCCGCCTCCGGCCGCACGGGGTGCAGGTCGGGGGTTGGCGGCGTTATTCATCGCCCTGGCGACGCCGCTCAGGCCGCTGACATTGACGCCACGCAAGGCCGCAGCCGCACGCGCGGCCGAAGCCGCAATGAGGTCAAGGTCCTTGGCGATCTTAGCAGCATTGGGGACGGCTTTAGCGGTCGCCAGGACATTGAACATCTCGCGTAGGCGCGTGAGGGTCGCGGCTGCCGGCGCACGCACGTTGGCAATCGTTCCGAGCAGGCTGCTCAGGGTGCGAATATTGGTGGGCGCGCCTTTGAAGTTCTGAATGACACGGAAGAATTCACGCAGATTGGCCACCGAGCCAGAGCTGGGCGGCTTGAAGGCGTTGAGCGCCCCAAGTCCGGAAATGAACTTGATGAAATTGGTGGCGCTAGGTGGGACCTTGATGGTCGCGATTACGCTGACGAAGCTCTGGAAGGACTTGATCTTGGCTTCGGAGAGGCCCTTGACGTTGCCCAGGGCGGTCATCGTCTGGGTCAGGTTCTTCATCTGCGAAAGAGCCTGACCATTGAAGGTCATCTTGGAGACCATGTTGACCACGGTCGCATAGCGTTCAACCGCCTTCGACGCCTTGGTCATGGCGGTGTCCATGCCCGTCGCCCAGCGGGCGAAGGCCGTGTCCATTCCCTGGACAGAGGACTTAGTCTGGGCCAGGGCGTCCCGAAGAGCCTTCAGGTCAGCCCTGGCCTGACTGGTGTCAAATTTAATGACTTCGTCCGTCATGGTCACCGTCTACGAGGGACTTGACTCCTCGATTTGTTGTCGCGCTTCTCTTCTTCCTCCTTCTGAAGCTTCGCGACGTGCGCCATGTAGACGTCGTCCATCCGCTCCAGGTAGAAGGCGAAGTCCTGGCACCGGGTAAAATCCCAGCCCTCAAGGCGAGACCTCGCCAGGACTTCGCTGTCGGGAATGTGCAAGGGTCCATTGAACCCTTGAGGCCGTTTTCGGGACAGGCGCCAGAATGCGTTCCAGGCCCAGATCAAGTCGGGATAAGGCTGAATCTGAGGAACAATGTCCTCAGGCGGTGGCTCGCCTTTCTGCGCCTTGATCTCGGCAAGCCATTCCGAGTGTTTGTCACGCGGTTTGCTCACCAGAGCGCATTCCACCGCCGAGGTTAGTTTTTTGCGTTCTCCTCACGCGACTCGTCGCGGAAGTTCTGCGTGTCCATCGAGACCCCGGCGATCCAGTTGGCCAGCTTCGGGAGCTTTTCGAATAGGATGCGAGCATTCTCGGCGGTGTAGTTCGGCTGCCAGTCGTCGACCTTGACGCCTTCCCAATTGACGAGGATGGCCTCGGCGAGGATGCGCAGGCCGATCTCTTCGTTCTTTTCGTCCGGAATTTTCATGCCGGCACGCAGCATCTGAGCGAAGGGCTTTTGCAGGCGTTCGCGCAGATCGTTGGCGGCGGTGCAGCCGAAAGCGCGAATCTTGAACTTGGTCTTGGGGGTCAGCTCGACCCAGACGCCGCTTTCTTCATTCTCCTTGTTGGAAGAGAACAGGTCGGCCAGATTCAGAAGTTCCATGTCGTCGGACATTGGTCGGGTATCCATGTTTTAGGGGAGGGTCGGGGGCTCGGAGAGAGGTTGGCGCCTGGTTCCCCCGACAAGAACCAGGCGCCTGCTCACGCGTGAGACTTCTGAATTGCTCAGAGGTCGCCGGGGAGTAGGGTCCCAGCCCGAGAGCTGGGGTGCTGACCGGACGTATCCTGCCAGCGCGGATTTGGTGGAGGCCGAAGCCCCCATAGTTGTCACGTTACCGGAGTAACGTGACAAGAGAACTAGGCCGTGACCGCCTTGATCGAAGAGAAGCGGTCGATCTGGAACTGCGATTCAGTGACCGGGTCGCGCTTGGCCATGAACTGCATGTTCTCGACGATGTCCTGGTTGATGCCCTGCGGATTAACCGTGTCCGTCGAGAAGTTGGCGGCGGGGACGGTGAACTCGTAGTGGTGACCAGCGACGTCGGTGATGTTGAATTCCAGGGACACGGTTTCGTGGCCGATGAACTTGTCCCACAGCGAGCCGTCGGCAAAGTAGGCGACCACGTCACCGCTGATTTCCATACGGCCGGCGCCGATACCCGCAGGGTACTTGTAGCCGACGGCGTTCTGGTCACGCAGGTTATTGGTGCCGTTGAGCTGGATCGACTGGATGGCGGAAGCCAGGGCTTCACCGTTCAGCTTGATCGTGCCGACGTTGACGGTAGCGTTGGCGACGCCGGTGGCGGTGGTGTCCAGGGCCGTGTAGGGCGAGTTGCCGAGCACGCTGGTGTCCGAGCGGGTCATCGACGAACCTTGCAGAGCGTAAGAGCCCGTCAGGATCGAGTTCGACTGCATGTTCAGGCCCATCGTGCCGACACGCTGGCCGGCGGTCAGGAAGTGCTGTCCGACGTCTTCGAAGCTGGTTTCGACCG